TTGCAAGAACAAACTAGACAGCATCTTCCGAATTTAAAGCTCGAGATACTGATCTAATAAAAAAATGATCTATAAGCTTCTATAAGAATACTATGAACAGTTTTTATAAAAGCGTAACTGATAAGAAATATAAAATACGGAGTAATAAATAATAATTAAATATAAATAAAAATGAACGAACAAATTAAATTACCAGAAGAATTGCTTTTAGAGATCCAAGCACTAAAAGATGAGCTAACAGAGAACGTTATTAGAATCGGAAGACTGAGTGTTCAAAGATCCTTCTATGAGAAGGATTTAAAAATGTTGAGCGCTGAATTGGATTCTTTGTATGATAAGGCTGAGTCAATTTCGGGAAGAGAGGATGATTTACAGGCTAGAGTTGTGAACGAATACGGTAACGGTAAACTAGATTTCGAATCAGGGATTTTTACAAAAGCGTAAATGTCATCTGCTGAATCCATATATAATGGGGAGATGCAAAAAATAATTTATATCACTCCGCATCTTTCCACTGGAGGATTGCCTCAGTATCTGTATAAAAAGATAGAGGCTTTCAATAAAGTGTCTGATGTTTATTGTGTGGAATACAATTTTCACGGGGATGCGTATGTTGTTCAGAGAAATAAAATAGCTGGTCTTCTTGGAGATAGATTTATACCTCTATATGATAATAAGCATAAGATTCTTGAATTATTAGAGAACATAAAACCCGATGTGATACACTTTGAGGAGCTTGCTGAATCTTTTATTGACTCCGAGATATTAAATAAGATCTATAGCAATGATAGAGAATATTTTATCTGTGAAACATGTCACGGTTCAAATATACCAATAAGTATTAAATTATACAAACCTGATAAATTCATTATGGTTTCCGAGTGGATAGACAATAAGTTTAAACCACTTGGAGTACCTTCGGATATACTGGAGTACCCTATTGAGGATCTAATTCCCCTCAAGGAACACCATATGAATTTGCTTGGTTTACCCCCAGATTTCAAGCATGTGGTAAATATTGGATTATTTAACTCTGATAAGAATCAGAAAGAAGTTGTTGAGTACGCAAAGAAAACTGAGCACCTCCCGATAATATACCATTTCATCGGTAATACTGCCGATAATTTTAAGGATTATTGGGAACCTATACTGGTTGATCTACCTTCCAATTGTAAGATATGGGGAGAAAGAAACGATATTGATTCATTCTACCAAGCTGCGGATCTTTTTCTATTTACCTCTATTTTGGAGCTAAATCCTCTATCAATAAAAGAAGCTCTTTCTTGGAAGCTTCCTTGCATGTTTAGAAAGCTAGACACCTATATGAGCACCTACGATGGGTTTCCTAATGTTCATTATCTTGATGATGACAGGGAATCTAATATTTCGAAAATGATAAAAATACTTGGTTTGGATGGAAATTAGGGAGCAGTCGGTTAGTATATACTCGAATTTGGTTAAATGTGATGAAATTCACATTGAGGAGAATCTAAAAATTAAGGCTCATTTATCATTTGATTATAATCCTAAAATAGAAATATCAGGTCCTTCAGGAATACCGGGAATTCCCGATTCATTTAATACATTCATAAAAGATAACGGGAATTTTCTATACACATCAAATATACACACGGGGATGTTTTCAGCAGTACTCCGACGGTGGGTTTTTGACTGCGACATGGAAGTCAGAGACGAATCGGATAATATAATTTCATCATTCAACCTTTTTAAAAGATTTAAAACCGGTAAGGTTTTGGTTTCTGTTGACAGCTCAGCATTGGGTGATACATTATCTTGGATCCCGTATATAGAGGAATTTAGAAAAAAGTATGCTGTCAGAAATCTTATTGTAACAACATTTTGGAATCATTTATTTGAAGGTCGGTATCCTAATATAAAATTCAGACATCCGGGATACCGAGAGGAAGAAATTGATGCTGTTATTGGTGTTGGGTGGTACGAGGAGACTGATACTAATGTACATAAAAATGATCCTCGAACTATACCAATGCAGCAGATTGCATCAGATATATTAGGGGTAGAGTATGCGGGAGAGATCAGACCCAAAATTAATAGGACCCTGCTAAGCAGACCTACCAATAAGAAATATGTTTGTATTGCAACCGAATCCACAGCAGGTGCAAAATATTGGCATTACCCCGGAGGATGGCAAAGATTGGTGGATTTGCTTAAATTAATTGGTTATGATGTGGTTGTTATACACAAACAGCCAACGGATCTCAAAGGTGTTATAGATAGAACAGGGGATCTTCCCATGGAGGACAGGATAAGTGATTTATTACAGTGTGAATTTTTTATTGGGCTTGGCTCTGGTATGTCTTGGTTATCATGGGCTTTAGAGGTTCCAACAGTTATGATATCAGGTTTCAGTCTACCGACAATGGAGTTTTTAGATAAAACACTAAGAATAATAAACAAAGATGTTTGTCATGGATGTTTCTCAAACGCGTCATATAAATTTGATAAAGGTGATTGGTGGTGGTGTCCTGTTCATAAAGGAACAGATCGCTACTTCGAATGTACGAGAACAATAAAACCAGAGGATGTTTTCATAAAGATATTGGACTGGATTCCCACTCTTTAAAAATTAGCTCTACTTGATTCCGTTTATTTTTATGGGATATATAGAAAAAGTAAAAATGGCTAATGAATTTTTATCCGGAGAATAGATTTCCTAAAAAAGGCGAACCTGTCAATGACGGGAATGGTGAGCAATATGATTTATCAGAGCAGAGATTTAATTACCATGACGGTCTTCAGAACACAGATAAGGTAGTTAAATCATCGGTAGATAACATATTTTCAACACCGGGTGCAGCCGAAGCAAGAGCTAAACAAATCGGATGTGGTGGGTATCACGAGGTTACAATTAAGGGTGAAAAATACTATAAGCCCTGTGTAAGCTCGAGTTATTATGATCTAAGAATAGAACAGCTAGATAGCGCATTAAACTTTACTTATATTGGAAATTATAGGGTTCTCTCGTGGGATAAACCATTTGAGAGAGTTACTAAATTTAAGGGCTGGATAATAGATGCTTCAAATAGCAATAATACTGAAACGAGATTAGACGCTAACGACATCTCCATTGATTTTAGATATAGCATAGATGGAAAGACCTGGTCTTTATGGACCAATGTTGGTACTGCTCTTGGTGGACTAACAAATGAATTTTCGGATCTTTTCGATATAATTTTAAATCCTGACAATAAATTCTATCCTGAATTTAGATTCACTTCGGTACTAGTTAATGACGATGGAACTGTTATTTATAATAGTGATGAACCGATAGATCCAACAATTGTTATAGTTAGTTTCGAGCTGGATTTGGATTATGCACCAACCCCGGAAACCCCCATAGTTAAACCTGCTGCTATATGCTCCAATGAGGTCTCAAATAGACCTGTTGTTTTTTCTGATTGTAAATTCACATTTAATCCGTATGCAGTAAACCGTGCATTGAATCTATACCAGGATTTAAGCTTAATGGTTAATAATGTATTTGGGTTGGAAGCAAATTACTATTCAGTTCAGCCACAAGCTAGAGGCAAGGATATAGTTTTAAAAGAGTACACTATATTTAATGTTGTCAGCGAGAAATGCGTTAAGATACTTGTTCCGCAAAATCAGTTCCCTGATAATAAAATAAACTTTGATCCCTTTGGACTTCAGTTTGAGGAGCCTTTTGAAATACAAATAGACAAGAGGTACTTCGAGACGATATTTGGAAAAGGATCTCAACCCAGAAAAAGAGACATTCTATATTTCCCTATTACTAATAGAATATATGAAATAAATTCGATGTATTTATTTAGGGATTTTATGAACGCTCCTGTTTATTTTAAAATAGAGCTTAGAAAATATAGTCCAAAAAGTAATACTTATTTTCAAGATCCTGCATACAAGGAGGAACTTGATGGTATAGCATTGACTACAAGCGAATTATTTGGAGCTGAAATTAATGACGAGGAAATCAAAAGTTCTAAACCTCAGCAATATGCAACCACAATAACACAGCTTTCCCAGGATCCTATTAGATCATATGTTTATAGGGATTTATCTATAATTGGTTATGATCTAAATAATAACTGGACAATAGTTCTTAATAACTATTATGATTTATCTGAGGCATTTGCTGATAACTCTGAATTCGGATACGATCCTGATCGATATAGAAATGCAATTAGATATAAGAGACTTCCTAAGCTTGGTGCTACTGACGAATTATCATATACTTGTTGGTTTAGTCTTAAAAATTTCTATGACAACCAGCAAATGCTAAAAAGGGCCTATCCGGTATCAAATATAAATCTGGACTCGTTTGATATAAATTATTTACATTTTAGTAGCTATCCTAGGAGACATAGATTGGAAAAATGGCAATCATATGCTTCCAACCCTGAAGGTTACGTTGCCATAAAAGGTGATAAATTACACTCAGGCGGATATCAGGTTGTCGATGTTATTGATGAATACAGATTTACGGTTAAGAATAATAGTATGGATTTTGCACTAGGAACTATAGTTTGGAAAATGCAAAAAGCTCAGGGCAGAAATTTATTTAGTGGTCTTTATGAGAATGCGTTAGGAAACATAGAAGGCTTTAGAGTTGATCTTGTACACTCTGGTGTTATGGACGAAAACTCAAATCCTTTCCTAGGTGAGGGAAGTTTAGTTATACGACTAAATGATAGAATAATAAATTCACCACTCCAATTCGTGCCTGAGTACGGAAGCTGGTATGGTGTTGTCGTAAACGTTTCTAACCTATATAAACAAATCGCTGCAAATATATGGGAAATGTCATATGATCCAGTCAATCCGAATGAGCAGTCTAGCAAGCTAAATAAGGTCCATGAGGAGGTTAGAATGATAACTGATCCGATAATATTCGATGCTCCGTCGGATGTCGTTACGGACACGCTAAGCCCGTTTTACAACACTGATAACAACTCATATAAGATCTTCACTGGACCAATTTACCTTGGTAACGTGAGATTATTTAAAAATATGATAGATATAGATACACAATCAACGGTGTTAAACCAAAACATAGTAAGAGATGAACAACTTGCACACATTATAGACAATTCTAAACCACTATTGAATATGCCTAAGTTTGCAAGAAATAGATAAAGTATGCCAAGAAGAAAACCGAAACCTGAAAAAGTAGTACAAGAAAAAATAAAAGAGAGTTTGGATTCTATAATAATGGAGGAGTCGTTAGATGATATTCTTCCTGGTATAGACGAACTTCCTAGACTTAAAACTACAGAGATGATGGATTTCTCAGGTGAGAAATCAACAGCTCTATCAGATGCAAAAGCATTATTGGATTCAATAACCAACTTCTATGTTGACATGAATCATCCAGAATCTCATGTTGAAAACAAAAAAAGAATGGACACGATGAATCTATCGTCGATGATGTTCCAGCTTAAATCCGCCCAACATGCAATTACCAAGATACTCGAGGAGATTGATTTAGGTAACATGCATCCCCGTTTATTTGAGGTACTTGCACAATTGCAGTCCCAAATCATGCAGATGCCTAAAGATTATCAGGCTTATCTGGAGAAAATGGAACAGAACTATAAGAAAACTAGGATAGAGATAGAGGAAAAAAAACACGCAAGTGGTGTTGTTATGGATCAACAACCAGGATCTGATGGTGTTTATATTTCAACTAATATTTCTTCTGATGGTGGACTAAGATCTAGAGGTACTCGAGGTATAATGGAGGGACTTAGAGATATAATAGGATCTGAAATAATAGACATTAGACCGGAAGTAATAGACCCTAATGCTGTTGTTAATGCAAGAGACAAGAAAAAGATAGACTCGCAGAATCCATTAAGAAAGGATGATGATAGTTACGAAGATCCTGATGGATATACCATTGAGGATGATATACTAGAATAATATGGAAAACTTATTAGAGAGCGGGATACAACAGGAAACAACCTATTGGACAACCTCCAGAATAGACGAATTACTTAGGAGAGTTGATGAGGAGGGACTTGATTATAAAAGTGTCGATAATCCATTCCATGACAATAATCCTGAATTAAAGAGGGCTAATATTCTTTGGGAGTACACCAATGAGGAAATCCTCGAAATGAAAAAATGTGCGGAGGACGTAACTTACTTTTCTAAATATTGTAAAGTAATGACTGATACGGGTCTTGATTATATTAAACTTAGAGATTACCAGGAATCTGTACTTAGAGAATACCAGGGAAGTAGATTTAATATATTTCTTGCACCAAGACAGGTTGGAAAATCCATCACATCATCAATAATTCTAGTTTGGTATCTCCTTTTTAATCACGATAAGAATGCGATGATTCTTGCAAACGTTGGAGATACAGCGGAAGAACTTATGGACAAGATAAAGGCCATTATAAAAGGACTACCTTTCTTTCTGAAGCCAGGCATAATGGTTAATAACGTGATGTCAATGCGTTTTGATAATGGCTGCAGAGTTCTTGCTAAAACAACTACTAAAACATCAGGTATCGGTTTTACAATCCATTTTTTATACATGGATGAGTTTGCACACATTAATGCCAACTTTATCGAAGCTTTCTTTAGATCAACATATCCGACTGTTTCCTCGTCTAAGGTTTCAAGAATCATAGTTACATCAACACCCAATGGTATGAATAAGTTCTATGAACTTTATCAGGGTGCTCTTAATGGCGAAAATAGTTTTAATCCGATCAGGGTTGATTGGTGGCAAGTACCTGGAAGGGATGAAGCATGGAAACAGCGGGAGATCGGTAACCTAGGTAGTGAGGAACTATTTAATCAGGAATATGGTAATCAATTTTTAAGTTCATCTAGCTTATTATTAGGATCAAATGAACTCAGAAAGATAAGAAGAAATGAAACTGAATATTTCTGGAAAGAAATAGAGTGTCTTCACGACAGTGGAATAAGCTACGAAAACCTATTATGGCATCCGAAGTTTGATTTGGAAAAGTGTGATTTACCAGGTAAGAAATTTGTTCTTTCTATAGATTTAAGTGGAGGGGGAAGCGGTGATTTTACCGTGATTAATATATTTAAAGTTACTCCACTTCCTATGGAGGTCATGGATAGAATAGAGGAATTTGAGGATGAGGCTGATTTCTTTGGACTAGTTCAGGTTGGCGTATTTAGGGATAATGAAATAAAGCTGGAGGAGTTTAGCAAAATTCTACAGCTAATGTGCACTGAATTATTCACCGTTGATAGGGTAAAAGTAGCACTGGAGATGAATTTCAAGGGCGAGCTTTTATACGATAAGCTTATGCAGAGAGATGATTTCTTTGATGAGATGTTCTTATTCACTAAACATACGGAGAGTGCAAGAGTGCTAAAACCTGGTATAAAATACAACGAAAAAAATAAAATGAAATATTGTGAGATGCTAAGAAGCCTCATAAAAGCGGATCGTATATTAATTAATGAAAAGAAATGGACCGTTCCTGAACTTTTTACTTTCGGTTTAAATAATAGGGGCACGTACTCGAGTCAGAGCGGGCACGATGATGTTGCTATGACTTTGGTCAATCTCCCAGGACTATTTGATGGTTACGACTTTAATCAGATAGTGGGTGATGTTTTTGATGAGCTTGAAGACAGTACTTATAAGAATGCTATAATCAGAAAGCTAGAGGGTGGACAGGGTCTGGATGAAGATTCAAGAGGACCCGTTACCAAGGACGGTAAAAGCTACGGTGATTTCAGTAAACTAATGTAACACACCATTTTTAATATTCCTCTTCAATAATTCTTAATTCTTTTTTGATATATAGTCTAGAAGCAAAAATATCTTGAAAAATAATGGCAAATAAGGTAAAAATAGACTACTCGCAGTTTAGAGCGTCTGGAGTTTATACGTTGGAATTCGACGCATCGCAAAATGTAATTCTAACATCGCAAACTATTAGATTAGTGGTTGGATTCTCTAATAAGGGACCTTTCAATACACCGGTTTATATTCCTGACGTAACAACACTAATATCTATTTTTGGTGACGTAGACAGATCACTAGAAAATAAAGGTTCCTTCTTTCAGAGATCGATACTAACTTGTTTAAATACGGGTCCAGTTTTTGGATTGAATCTTTTAAGATTAAATGACGACGTGGAAACAGCAAATCCGGATAAGGTTACATACCAAGCATACTCTGTTGACACGGAGGAAGCTAATGGAGTTGTAACATCCAGACTTTACTCCTCTTATTACAATAAGGAGAGATTTTGGTTCGCAGATCCTAATTACTTCCTTGCAACACTAAGCGTTGCTGACCAGGGTAAATTATTCAGTCTTACTAATCTAGGTAAATCACCAATGAGTATCATCACTAGAAAATCTACGGATTCTTCTAAACCTCTTAAAGGTTATGATATATTCGCAATAGATTGGTACGGAGCTAATAATGTACCTACTTTTATGCACCCTTATGATTACATCTCTGATTACTTTATTGATGTAATTGCAGTTTATGGAAACTGGACAAATTATCAGGCATTAGCATTAGATCCCTATTATAGTAAATACTTTACTAACAATGGATTTATTAAAAGTAAGATAGACGCATTTCTTGCTGAACCTAATGTTTCCATAGTTACTTCTGTTACTGGATGTATCATACCTGACTTTGTTGATCTTAATGGAATTAATCAATACATACAAACACTAGTTAATAATAACACACCTTCAAGCGGTTTATTCTGTGCGATTGATGAAGTTGCATTCGATTCAATTTGTGATAACTCTTCTAAAATAGATTTAGTTGGTAATCACTTAATTGATGAATTAACTGGCGATAGAGACCTTGTAACTCCTAGCATTAATTTCTTAAGTTATGATCAGGTACTAGTTGCTGACTACTTATACTCACAAAATGTTGTTGGTGTAACTGGAGCAACTGGATTTGTTAGCCCTACCGGTGGTATAGTTTATGCTAAAGGTCTTAATGTTGGTACTCTTTTCACTCTTACTGAAGCCGGTGTTACTGCTGGTGTAATAAACAGTTCTTTTGCGGCTTACGATCCTACTGCATTTGATGGTGGATTACATTATCTTCAAACATTAGGTCTAACTGGTGCCACTGGTGGATTTAATAACGCTATACAAAAGGATTCTTTAAAAAGCTTCGTATCTGTTACATCATCTAACGATGAAAAATTTATAATTGGTGTAGTTTCTGGATATACAGGAGGTTTAACGGGGGCATTAATAAACCAATTCTCTGAAGCTTCTCTTGTTAAATTAAAAGTTACCGGAACTAAAGAAGTTTCGGGAGAATTAAGAATATTCTTTACACACCCTCTCGATAATGCTTTCTATAGGGGACAAGGTATATCTGTTGGTCCTACATATAACCTAACGTCATATAATACTGGTGCATCGGGAAGTAATAAACCATTCTATACGGATGCTTATCAATTTGGTAACTCCGATTATACCGATATTATTAGTGTAGCTACACCTGATGGTGTTACTGGACCTGGTGCTCCTCTGGGAGTTTCTAATGTTCTAGTTGGCTACAATGCTTCACCATTATTCCAGGATAATAAATATGCAGCAATTGCTGATGGTGATTTGGTTTGGAGAAACTCTGCAGGTACTAACCTTAGCTATCTGGGATTTGAAACCACTGTTGATAAGGATCAATTTGACCTGACATATGTTAGAACATTCAGTAATGTTGACAGGGCCGAGGCGACTATAGTAAACGTTCCTGCATTTGGAGCTACTTATGCTTCTGATAATGTGGGGTTTCCTGTAAGCGCACAAGCATTTGATATAATTTCACAAGAAGGATCTATTAATCAATTCATAGATTGTACTAGAATAGACGTTACAACATTCTTGATAACTCAGGACAGCCTTGGTAATGTTCCTTTATCTGTCGGAGATTTGGTTGTTTCTACGGATCTTGATATATGTGAACCAGTAACGGGTAACAGACAAAGCAGATTAGCTAAGGTTACTTCGGTTGCTACCACGACAACTCTTGGAACATACAGGGTAAAAATAGCAAGACCAGCTCTCTATTACACTGCTGGCGTTGGACTTAGAATTCAAAAATTCCTGTCGATATCCCAATTTACAAGATCTTTTGACTTCACATACTTAAGCGGATTCACAATGACTGACTCGCACAGACCTAACGGTAGTGACGCTAGACTTAGTGATATACTTGATGTTATGTATGATACCAACATAGCTAAAACATTAGCCTCTAAGGACATTATATCATTCAGATACGTTGTGGATACGTTTTCTGGACAGATTTTACCTAACTCTAAATACCAACTTAGTAAGCTTGCTAAATTAAGACAACAAGCTCTTGCTATTATAAATGCTCCTTCAATGGCACAATTTAGAGCTAGTACGGATCCTAGATTTACTGATGCTCCAACAGAACCAAATCCATATCCGAAATTAAATACTGCTTATATCGCAGATGGTGGTAATTTATCTCTTAATCCTACATACACCTTTAGTTTACCTAGTGAAGATGATGGATCTAAATTCTGTGGTTTCTATTCCCCTTTTATTACAGTAAGGGAATCAAATAGAAATATAGATGTCCCACCAGCAGCATACGTTTCTAATAACTTCCTTAGAAAATTCGCAAACGGTGAACCTTATGCAATTATCGCAGGACAGAAAAGAGGGGTTATAAGCGGAGGAAATATCGTCGGTGTTGAATATGACTTTACTGATGAGGATAGAGGAAACTTAGAGCCTTTCGGTATAAATCCAATCATCAAGAGAAGAGGTATCGGAGTAATTATCTTCGGTAACCAAACTGCTTACCAACAAGTTAACTCAGCTTTCAACTTGGTCCATGTAAGGGATCTTTTAATCAGTATAGAAAGCGACGTACAAGAGATATTAGCTAACTACCTATTTGATTTTAATGACGATTCAATAAGACTTGAGATTAAAACATTAGTTGATAATTACCTTGATGGTGTTAGAGCAGGTGGTGGTGTTTATGCTTACCAAACTATAATGGATGCATCAAATAACACTCCGGCAATCATCGATATGAATATGGGTATAATTGACGTTATAATTGAACCTGCTAGGGGAATTCAGAAATTCATTAATAGGGTTACTGTTACTAGAACTGGTGGAATCGCAGCTGGAGGATTCGTACAATTTGTATAATCAAATTTTTGAATATTTAGAAGCAAAAGATAAATATAATTAGATATGGCAGGATTATCACATTTTCAAAATTCACTATCAGGAATAAACAAGTTTGAACCTGTTTATTTAAACCAGTTTGAGGTTACTATTTTACCTCCTGCTGCTGTTGCTGGTGGTGAGATATTACTACAGCACGTTAATAAAGTGTCTGGCCTTTCTTTGGATAAAAACCCTGGTGTTATAGCACAAAAGTATAAATTTGCTAAAAGAAACTACGCTGGTGCTAAACCGGAGAACACCTATATGGACGTGAGTTTAAGTTTTACTGTCAATCTTAATGACGCTAATTCGATGTATGTACATAAAACATTAAGACAATGGTCAGATTTAATCTATAATCCCTTAACTGGTGCTATGGGTCTTAAAAACGATTATACAGGTACTATCGTAATATCAATCTTTAACAAGCAAGGTGATGTATACAGAAGAATAACTTGTAGAGATTGTTTTCCTACTAAACCTATAACTGCTATGAATTTAAGCTACATGTCAACGGATCTATATAAAATTGATGACATGTCTTGGGCGGTTGATTACTGGGAAGATCTATTCTTATAAAATAAAGAACAAAAATGGCAGGATTACCACATTTTACAAACTCTAAAGCAGCAATAAACTATTACGATCCGGTTTATCTGAACCAGTTCGAGGTGCTTATAAATCCACCATCAGGAATTGTTGATTCAGCTACCACATTTAAAGGTGAAAGTATATTAGCACAACAGGTTAAATCTATAACTGGATTGGCAGTAGATATTGCTCCTGCTCAGACAGTTAATCAGCAATATAAATTTGCTACCAGAAGATATGCTGGCGGTGAACCTTCTCAGAGTGATATGACACTTTCCATGGAATTCGAGGTTAACTTGAATGACGCTAATTCTATGTCTGTTTATAAAATTCTTAGACAATGGTCGGATTTAATCTATAATCCACTGACAGGAGCAATGGGTCTAAAATCTGACTATGTCGGATCTATGTCTATATCAATATTTAATAAAAGAGGTGATGTCTTTAGAAGAATAAGAATACCTTCTTGCTTCTTGAGCGAGCCTATAAATGCAATGGAACTTGATTATGAAACACCAGCTATATACAGCATAACTGCTAGTTGGGTTTGTGATTACTGGGAAGATCTATTCTTATAATTGGATTAAAAAATATATTTCGAAAAAAAAGGAGGCTAATTTGGCCTCTTTTTTCATTTTATGTTATATAATAGATAAAATAAATTATTTATGGATAACATATCTCCGGAAGAAATTCTCAAAAGAAAAGAAATGATGGGTGGCATAGTATATGACGACCCATCCGATGTACAAACAAAGCCAGAGGCGAAGCCAGCTGAGGTTCAGCCAGTTTTAAGCGAACCTACGAAAAAAGATGTTGTCGAAAAAAATGTATACACGGACCAACCACCGGTTCCAAATAGTTTTGGCAAGGCACAATCCGTTTCTCCTGCATTTGATACAGGATGGAAAAATTTACCAGTTGATATATTACCCTCCAAGGGAGTATATTACCCAGAAGGAACAAAACTAGCCATAAGATCAGCAGAAGTTAGGGAAATTAGACACTTCTCCACTATCGATGATGATGATAGATTGGATATAGAGGATAAACTAAGTTACATTTTGGACAGATGTCTAAGAATGGATTTTCCTGATGAAGGCGTGGTATCATATCTTGATTTAAAACAAGAAGATAGATTCTTTATAATAATGGCAATAAGGGATTTAACTTTTGTTAGAGGTGAGAATTCAATAATGCTTCAGGCAACAAAGAAATGCAACGAAACCCCTGATTGTCCGTTTAATAATGGTATTGAGTTAAGAACCGGTGTTTTAAGTTCATATGAGTTGGATGACAGAATAAATAAATACTATGATGTTGAAAGCAGAACTTTTCTATTTGATGTAAAAAGAATAGGAAAGAAAATTGAAATGTCAATACCAAGTATAGGTGTTACAAAAGCAATCTCCAGATTTATTTCTGACATGAGTAGAAAGGGCACCGAGATTGATGACGGATTTATAAAAATTGCTCCTTTTATATTTAATGAATGGAGGGATTTAACAAGCGATAGAATACTTACCCAAATGAGGGAAGCTGACTATTGGACCAAAGAGGAATATAGTTTATATTTTGAACTTTCAGAAAAGATCAGAATTGGCACTGAATTGGAAGTTAAACAAAAATGCCCTGTATGCGGTGACAAGGAGGTCACCGCTGCGATCAACTTTCCCAGCGGGTTCAGATCTCTTTTCGTTATTTCAGATATCTTTGGAGAACTTCTTTGAGATTAAATTTAGACTTTGGAAAGAGCATGGATTAGATCCCGTTTGGGTAGAATCCATACCGTTTTATGAATATCAACTATGGCTAGACATGTTGAATGATTCTATAGATAAGGAGAATACAGAAAGACAGACAGAGGATGGGGTTAAACAATTATTTAATCTGACTAAATAAAAAATGGAATATATACATTAGTATATGGCAACGGATCAGAAACTTATATCATCACTATTAGATCTCAGCAGAAATGTCGATAAGCTTTCTGGTGACATTAAAAAGAATACAACAACAACATCTGATCTTGTTGAAACCCAGACTAAAGCAGCCGATAATGCCAAAGATTTTGGAAAAATAGCTGAAGGAATAAAGGGACTTGATCTTGGAAGTTTAAAAGGAGAATTCTCACAATTAACAAAGGGTATAGAGGGATTAGATTTTCAGGGTTTATCGAAGGATCTAAAATCTCTTGATTTTAAAGGATTAACTCAGAGTATAAAAGGATTAGATTTTAAAGATTTAACTCAGGGTATAAAAGGATTAGATTTTAAAGATCTAACTAAGGGTATAAAAGGATTAGATTTTAAAGATCTAACTAAGGGTATAAAAGGATTAGATTTTAAAGATCTAACTAAGGGTATAAAAGGATTAGATTTTAAATCTCTCGGGCAAGATCTTAAAAAACTTGACTTCAAGGATCTTGCCGGAAGTATAAAAGGTTTAGATCTGAAAGGAATATCTGGTGCAGCGAAGGGACTTGATATCGGTGGGATTGCTAATGCAGTAAAAGGTGGAGGAATAAAGAACGTAGTTTCGGGATCTCTAGGAGGACTTGCAAAAGGATTTGGTAAAAAGCTACTTGGTGGATTCGAAGCGGGGGGAAAGGTTGAAAAAACAGGGAATTATCTTGTCGGAGAAAAGGGACCGGAAATCGTAAACCTCACCAAGGGATCTGCTGTTATTCCTAATGATATATTAAAGGAAAGACAGAATATATTAAAAAAATTAGGACCAAATGCTCCGAGCGAGAAAGAAATAGCTAATAGGAGAAATTATATTCTTTCAGCAGATACTGAATACTATAAGGATGAACCCGAATGGCTCGAGAAAGATGTAAATTCATATTTAGAAAGTCTTGATAAAAGCGCATTTTTTACTCCGGATAATCTAAAAAGCATAACCGGGGGTGCACCACCTAAAAAGGAAGAACCTGTAGCTACTCCAATAGATAAATCTCAGGAGTCTAAGTCTGAATCTAAAGTTAAGGAAAAAAAGGACGGCTTATTTTCTAAAATATTTGGAAAGAAGAAGGACAAGGCTGCTCCCGAAATGGACGAAAAGGATAAAGGACCTTCGTTATTAGATAGGGGTAAAGACTTGCTTAAAAATGTTGATAAGGAATCATTAATTAAAGGGGGTTCGGATCTTCTAAAGAATCCCGCGGATCTCCTAAATAACCCCGCGGATCTTCTGAAAAGCGCTGGTGGAATTGGAATGCAAGCAATGCTTAAAAAGAAGGAAGATATTAAGCCGGGTGAAATAAAAAATACGGTTAATAAATTATCAAAGCTTCCTGAACCAAAACGGGCTGCTAAGAATACCACAGCTTCCGCACCAACTGCAGAACCAGCTGATAAGGCATCTCCTGTTACTAGTCAAACTGAGACTAATGGAGGGGAAGTTAAGACTTCATCCGCATCAGCAACATCTACTTCTACTTCTACTGCTGCTTCGGGTGGATCGGAAGGTATGGGTAAAGATGATGCTAACGAGATGAAATCGATACTTATGAGAATAGCATCTTTGCTAGAAGGTCCGCTGAGTGTATCATCCATCGATGCACCATATAGACCGGATTCCAGAAGGGTATAAAAAAATACCGTTAATTATTTTTTTATACCGGGATATTTGATTACTTTTGTTGGAATTAAAGAGAGATAGTGATGATCAGTCCGGAAAAGTACACAGAAGCAATTAATACGAAGCATTACGAAAACACGGAATTCCTGGATGATGATTTTTTAAGTCTCGATATTTGGAGGATAGTAAAAATCCCATATCATAATGCTAATGGGTTTGTATATGAGGTATCTTCACCAGCTGACAATTCAAACATAGCAGTGGACCAAAGAGACAGGATCTATCTGGAGATGTCTAATGTATGGGCTAAAAACTCATACTGCAAAAGAATGCAGGTCGGATGTTTAATAGTAAAAAATAAATCAATCATATCGGATGGGTATAATGGATCCCCCACCGGATTTCCTAATATTTGCGAAAGCGATGATAATATAACCCTACCTTATATATTGCATGCTGAAGCTAATGCAATAACAAAATTAGCAAAGGGTACACAGGGATCAGAGGGATCAACACTATATGTTACCCTCTCACCATGCTTTGAATGCTCAAAACTTATAATACAGTCAGGAATAAAAAGAGTTGTATTTACCGAGGTTTATAGAAAACCTGAATCAATATATTTTTTAGCTGAGGCTGGAATAGAAATTTTAAAAATAAGTAAATAATCCCTTAAACCCTTAATTAAAAAATGCAACAAAAAGAAAAAAACATCCAGAGATTGGCGGAAGATTTTATATTATTCAGGGATGATAAAAGCTTCAAGTTTTTATTTGAAAGACTAAGACCGGGGGTACTTAATCATTGCTTTCTTATTTTGAAGGACCAGGATCTTGCAGAAGATTCATTCCTTAACACTATGGCCAAAATATGGCTAAAGATAGATCAATATAATGGGGAAAGGGGAAATTTCTCCACCTGGTGCTATAATATAGCTAGGAATGAATCCCTGCTACTCATGAAATCAAGGAAGAGATATTATAGCCACAGCGATACTGAGCTTGAATATTTCTCATCCAAAAATACGATAGGTGATATAGGAGGAGAATATTTAATGGAGGACGACCCGTCATATGCATTTTTTAACGAGGGATCAAATCTTGATGATGTCTACGAATCGGTTCTTGATGAAATTAGAGATTTACCTGAACTATATCGAGACATTATGATCGATAGGGAGATTAACAACATGAAATATAAGGACATTGCTGAAAAATATGGTATCAAAAAGAGATCCATCGCAACCAGAATAAGAAGAGCCAGAGGTAAGATAAGAAAAAAAATAGACGGAAACATTACAATGAATCTTGGATATAAAAAATAAAATTCTATGTTTAGATTATTTAAAGTAATAAAGGAGATATCCCTTTACAGGGAATACGTTAAGATTATTAAAACAGAGGAAATGAACTCGCCTATATGGGCAAGAAGAAATTTGAGACGTGATTATCTAAATAGGATTTACACCGTTATTAATCTTCCACCACAGATTCTACTATCATCGGACCTTCCTAAGGAATCAAGACCTTCTTTTGTTGTTAGCGAGCTTAAATCAACCAACGAATACCTTAAGTCATTAAACCTAGAGGAACTACTAACAATGTGGATAGAGCCTGTTTCTGGGACTAACGACGAATCATATTTGGCAGTATACCAATTTCTTTTCAGACACATAACATGGTTATGGATACTTAGATTTTTGACAGAGATCAGCATTATAATTACTATCATTGTTAAGTTCGATTGGATAATAAGTCTATTTTATAAATAATGGTTGAGGAGGTAGCTAAGGTAAAAAAAGACATTGAGTTAAAACTTGAGTTCTTTACCAATGACAATAAGTTTAACTTCCATGAGGAATCCCATGTATATCGGTATGATGGTATCAAGTATGATTCAGTAACCACTTTTCTTAAAACATTTAAAACACCCTTTGATAGGGAATATTGGTCAAAAAGAAAAGCTCAGGAAAGAGGAGTCGATGTATCGGTGGTTCTTAATGAATGGCAGGGTAAGGCCGATGTTGCAAACAATCTTGGAACGAGAGTTCATAAATTTATAGAGGATTTCTGGAGCGGATTGGATCCGGAGATACCCGAGTATAATCCAGAGGATGAATACTCAAAGAGAGTTAATAAATTTATGGATCTTTATAATAGAAAGCTTAATGTGTTTATTCCACTTAAATCTGAGTTACGAATTTTTTCCAGAAAATGGAGACTTGCTGGAACCATAGATCAACCATTTCTTTTTTGGGATGAAAAGAGACAGAAGGTATTTCTTATAATAGGAGACTGGAAAACCAATGGCGATTTTAAGCATGACGATCATCCGAAGGGAAGGTATAAGAAATTACTTAGGCCATTTGGACATCTATATGAGAACCAACACAATGAGTATTCGATACAAATAAGCTTGTATAGGCTCATTATAGAGGAGGAGCTTGGTATAGATACGGAAAGCGGATTTCTTTGCCATATAGGACCCGATAGTGACCCTAAAATATATCCGGCTAAGGATCTCAGGGAGCCTCTCAGAGCATACCTCGACCAAAATAGAAATAGTTTGGATATTTTTGATCTTGCATAGAAACAATTATCGATTTAAACAATAGAAATATAAAATAAAATAGAAATATGTCAACAAGTAAAAAGAAAGCGGAACCTATGGTATATGATTTACCTGGAGGATCAAACGAAGTGGATTTTGGTACATCACCTATGGGAGAGATGATTGATCCAATTTTCTCATATGATGAGGCGTTGGTTAATCAGATCCAGGATCAGATTGCAGCAAAGAAGGAAGAAATTAGAACTAAGGTTTATGCAGTTTCTTGCTCGGAAGAGTTATTTGCTAAATACGAAAAATTCATGGGTGAGGATGCTGAATGGAATTCTACCGAAGCTTTAGGTGTAGTCGAGGTAAATAAACACTTACAAAGAATTAAAAAGGAGGGTATAAAGGATGGCGTTATCTATCTTGGAGCTTTACCTTTAGAAGCAAGTCATTATTTTTTAAGCAAATCTAGAGGTTCTGGACTTAAAAGCGCTGAGGATTTTTTAAGATTATTCAAGGCTTTTGATCAGGCATTATCAGATGCTAAGGCTGATGTTACTGAACTAAAAGATTTTGAAAAGAATTTAGCTGCTGCAATGCAGGGGGTTTCTCTTGGATAATATTAATAAAATTAATAAAAAAGCTAGCCTAATCGCTAGCTTTTTTTTTGTCTGTAATTTTTTGTAGATATATAAAAAACAAAAAAAGATTTATTATGAAAACAATCGAAAAGATCAAAGCCAATTCTTGGGCTATCTCTCTTTCGCTTTTAATGATTCTGTTTCTAAGACAGTGCGGAGTAAACAACAGTATCTCGAAAATTGAGAAGCAATCTAAAATACAGAGCCTTTATATGGACTCTATTTGCACAAAAGTGGAGCTTAAAAAAGCAATAGAAATAGAGGGTTTAAAGGCAGAAAAAAGGATGATTCAATCTACAGATAGGAGAATCATGGATGTTAATCGTCAATCCGAGATTGATGCTGAAATTAAAAAATTAGAAATATCTAAATAATGAAAAAAGAAAAGACAAGCTATTTTATAATAGGGACTTTTGTCACTCTATATCTCCTTGTTTCTGTTATATCAACTATACACGTTATAGATTTCTTTAAATTATCTAATCCTACGTGGTTAGCTATAAGCTTAGCAATTGCATTTGAGGTAGGTGCAGCGGCTTCTCTAGCTTCCGTAATAACTCTAGAGAAGATGAATAAGGGTATAGTTTGGAGTCTTTTTATCATATTGACACTTATGCAGGCAATGGGTAATACATACTATGCATATACCCACTTATCGGATTTTCAGGGATGGATAGAACTATTTGGATTAGCGGAAGAGGATCTAATATATCAGAAGAGGGTATTATCCATAGCTAGTGGTGCGATACTTCCTATAGTTGCACTTGGATTTATTAAATCTCTGGTAGATTACATAAAACCTTCCGCTGATATCAATATTGACCAGGAAATCAGTAAAGATGATTATTTTGATGGACTGGATAACATAGAAATACCAGTGTCAAAGACGCCGGTGTCTGTTGGGAATACGAGATTCCGTGATTATAATATTCGGATAAATGATTATACAGACGAAACACCAGCATTAGATGCAGGAAAATCAGACATTTTATTTGATGAAGAAATAGAATCCGATGTAATACCAGTGATTGGTGTAATAAAAAGTAGAAGCGATACTGCTTATCATGATACTACAGATCCTACTAAATTATAAAATAACCGATAAAAGGTGGCTGATAGCAACATAGAAATTAATGACTTCGACGGGGGTAGTTCGAATACAGGTAATGATACATTTTTCGTAGGCGGAAGTGCAGGATTTGCATTAGATCCATTAGCTGGCTCAACGGGTGGATTTAATACTGAATACATTAATATTTCTCAGCAGGTTGATGATCTGGAAAGAATAGAGGCTACTTTTAAGAGATTTAATGATCCAACGGAATTAAGATTTATAAAGGAATCTTTTAATGTAACAAAGCAGGATAAAACCCTCGATGTACTGGATGTTGCTGATTTTTTTCACCCTTTGCAGAGTTTTTCCGATTACCAGAAACAAACTATGGTAATAGCACCAAGAGCATCAGCTAATCTTGATCCGTCATCTTTTATAAATACAAACGGAGAGGTATCTATGATTATAGCTAGAGCATACTATCTTCCTGAAACACCAAGTGAAAGTAAAATACTATTTTGGGATTACAAAGGGACGGAAAGAAACATTATGGGTGAGCTTATGATTTTAACGGGAGCTATCAAAGAAGGTTATAACTGGAAAGGATGGGATGTTGATCCATTTAGCACTTACGGTCACACAGGAAATGCCAATAGTGCATTAGGAGGATTTATTTTTACTAATCCCACAGACTATAATGTAAAACTAACAGTAATAACAGCAAACTAATATGGCAACTCAACCTATAAAATGTCCCTATGATTTACTGGAAGGATTCAGATTTTACAATGGAAACCTTGTACTAGATAACGGAATGACCAATAATCCTCCGAATTATCTTCTGATGAAGGATATCAAGATGGGTATCGATAACTTTTCAAGAAGTAGAATAACATTAAAACCAGGAGCTTGTTTTCTTTTAAGCCAAACAGATATAGGAAACAACCAGGGATATGTTTCTTTTATAGCGGTTAAAGCTGTGTATCCAGACTTGACCGTAGAATCAAAGAAGTATATAAATTGGACATATCTTAATAATACAAATTATATGGGTGAACTCATGGTTCTTACTGGCCCAATGTTATCGTCGGTAAGCTCCACTCCTGAGGGATGGAATTTATCCAAACCTAACGTTGTTTTTAATAATGGGGGAATGGTTTTTTGTAATCCTAGTGCTGATTTTACTGTCAAATTGGAAATATTGGTCTGCAGATAATAAAATGAACCATCCAAATAAATATATAGTAAAAGTTTCTTGTCCTTAGTTGGATATATAATCAGTAAAAAAAAAGTAAACCATGGACTTTATAAACCAAGTTAAAAAATTAAAAGAGCTAACAAAATCAGCTGAGGTTAAATCCTTATGTGAGAGCTTCCTTAACGGTGGATCCGTTTCTAAGGATGAATTGGTAGCTTCCATCAATGAACATAACATTACAGATATGCAAGAAAATACACCGGGAATTGTCAGCCACGTGGATGCTATAAGAAAAGAAGAAAGGGAGATCTCAAAAAGATCTGCAGATTCTCTTATGGAATCATGGGGTGGATTAGGAAGTAGAAATTCTTCTAATTCTGGATCATACACAGGAAAGAACGAAGCTAAGGAGGATGAAAATGCTTTATCATTATTTGAAAGCATCTCTAAATTAGATTCGAATGATGCTGTAACTAAATCTTTCATTGAATCTCAAGGAGTTAAGAATCTTGGAATAATGGAGGCTATAAATAGGATCAAGGGATCATCAATTTATAATTATCCCAAAGCTAAAATAGTTTGCGAGCAGTATCAGAATCTTTTATCCAATAGGGGTTTATCTGAATTTGCAGTTATTCATAACTTTATTGCAGAACTTGAATCTTTTAGCTGGGATACTTCAGTATTACCTATTGCAGAAGAACTTAAATCGAAAGTTGCAAAATACGCTAGAGAAATTGAGGTTGCTAATGTTTTAGAGACAATAAAAACAAGTGGTAGCTCATCATTCTATTCCGAATTATCAGAGACTTTAAATACTTGGTTGGTATCTGAAAATAAATCAAATGGTCTTTTAGTTAAGGGTATATCCAAATGGAATTTTAATCCTGTTATAAGAAATCTTGTTAATTTCTTAAATGCTAACGAGAGCAAAGATACTAGAAAATTAGAAATTCCTGTAAATGCTCAAGGAGAGTCAAGTGTATCTAAAGTATATTCTCCTGTATTATTTGAAAGTGGTAAAACATTTTTCTATCTTGGTGGTGTGATATTTGAAGCAACAGAGAATGAATTAAGAAAATTAAGTGATAAGGAAGCTAATAGTCTTTCTCCTGATTATTTGGGATTGATAGAAACATCTAGAAAAAAGCATGTATCAGTAAACGAGAATGGTATTTATATTAAGTTTGGTAAGAAGATTGTTAAATTGGACGAGGAGAATGAAGAGATTTCAGTTTACTTAGGTAAGGATAAACTTAGATTCGGAAGCATCGGAAATCTAGCTAAGATTTTAGGTCTTGAATCCAGTTCTTATTTTGGAGTTAATGAAAGTGAGGTAGTTGTTGATACAATGACACTTTATGCTAATTATTCAAATATAGTTGAATTGGATTTTGCTAAAGGCATCAATTCTAACATCTATGAAGGTGTAGGTGTTAATATTTTCAAATGGAATAACCAGATATACATTCAGAAGATTAATGAAGGCATGAGAGAGAATTCTCTTTATAAAGTTAACGGAACTCAGGCAGTTACCATGGTTAAATCTTATCTTAGATATGATATATCAGAGGGATTAACAGAATTCTTAGAAGGTGACCAAAGAATAAAATCTGTTATGAATAATGACAGAAATAAAGTTTTAGAAAACATATCCAAAATAGAGGAAGAACTTAATAAGATTAACGGATTGCTCGAATCAAATTCTCTTTATAAAGGATCGAAACAAATGGTAATAGCTAAGTCTATGTTAGAAAGGGAGCTTATCGTTCTTAGAGAGAAATGGAATCAAATAAACTCTGAATTAACAAACATCGAATATACCATAAATACCGCTGAGGAACTTAATGTATTCGAGGACGAAAGATTTAACCTCGGCGATTATATCAAAGTTAAAGAATCTGGTGAAACTGGAAAAATAATATCTGTTGATGGATCATCTGGAAGATATACCATTCTTCTTGATAATGGTAAGACCTCCGATTTTTTAGTTAATGAGATAACTGATCTGGAAGAAGCTTTAAGTCAAGCAGCAGAAAAAAATGCTGACTCTGAGAAGGAATCTGAAGAGGGAGAAGAAGTTAAAGAATCCAATAATTTAAACAAATCAACACTAAGCATCGAAGAACAAAAAAAGTTACTTCAGGATTTTGCTGATGGTCATTCATTCTCTAAAGCACCAAGAGGAGAAGGAGATAAAGATATAGCAATGGAACTTGATTCTCTTCATGGATACAATATCAGTATGAATGAGGACGATTCTTTAGTAGAAGCTGACGACGTAAAAAAAAACTAAGCCGCAACTTTTATTTCGCTCCAAAAGCGGAAAATCAGAATAAATCAGGCAAAACTTTCGTCCAATCTTCCGAAGGAAAACTTAGTAAAGCACCTGACGGAAAAAGCGTAATAGATGATGAGGAGGAAGATTCAGATAAACCTGATGAATCCAAAGAATAATATAAAGAATGTAGCTAATCGCTACATTCTTTTTTTATGAAATCTTTCCCCTATTTTTAACTAAGATTATAAACCAAACTAATTAAACTTTAATGGCAAAAGAATATGTTAAAAACAGCGAATTATTAGCCGCTGTTATCGAATCCAAGAATAACGGTAAGCTTACTCCTGCTACTATCGGTATGTTTAATTTAATGATATCTGGTATTGCTAAAAAAATGTCATATAAGGATCCTGAAGATAGAGAGGACTGCATGGCTTTTGCTATGGAAGATCTATGTAAATATTGGAATAGATTCAATCCGGAGAAATCAAACAATCCTTTTGCTTATTTTACACAAATAGCTAAAAATGGATTTGCTAAAGGATGGAAAAAATTACATCCACCAAAGAATCCCAAGACAATACCATTTAGCTACATTACTGGCGACGACAATTCGTATAATATCTAATCGAAAACTATGACCGATATTAAAAAGGTAAAACCTAATGGTGAATATCGATCTGGAAAATATGATCCTAAGAATCCCGAAAAGTATATTGGTGATATTCATAATATCATCTATAGATCATCATGGGAGTATAGATTTTGCATGTATTGCGATACTAATGATGCTATACTTAAATGGAGTTCGGAGCCTGTTGCTATAGACTACTATAATCCACTCGATAAGAAGGAGCATAAGTATAATGTTGATTTCTATATAAAGGTTCTTAAAGAGGATCAGCAAACACAGGACTGGATAATCGAAATAAAACCAGATAATCAAACAAAAAAACCTCTATATGAAGGTATAATGACAGTAGCAAAGCTGAAGTCTTATAATAGAAATATGCAAATATGGATAACGAATCAGGCTAAGTTTAAAGCTGCTAGGGATTGGGCAGAAAAAAGAGATTATAGATTTGGTGTTATTGGCGAGGATTTTCTATTTAAAAGCAAGTAATGTACAAAGATTTAGTATTAGAATATAAGAATGATCCCAAGAACACTGGAAATATTTATAATATAACCAATGATTTTTTTCTTGGCAAGTATTTTAAAAACGGCAATCCGGATAAAAAATTTAAACCACCATTCGTCCCTGGCGAGATATATTCCTTTAATTACCAGACTGACAGTAAAATAACTGAGAAGAGACCATTCATAGACAGGATGCCTTTGGTTATTTGTACCGATGTATTTGAAACGAAAGAATCTGGACTTATATTAAAGGGTATAGATATAATAACGGTTCCACTTAGAACCAGAGTTGATATACTGGGTAAGATATATGATAATTTTACTGAGCAGTTAAAGAATAATGATGCGACATATAGAAAGGGAGGTGAGAGAACACCCATAAATTTAAAGGATAAGGTTTTAACAAATCTTCTTAGAAATACTGGATATACTAAATCATTGTTTGGTTTTAAGACAGGATTCGCAAAGGATATAAAAATAATAGACTTCTCAGACTGGTCTAAAGTGCCATATTTGACAGTAAATTTTATAGAGGGCTTGAATGTGCAGGAGATATATAAACAATATCAATCGAAATTAATTTAAAAATATCGATAGAATGTATAAATCAATTTATTAAATGGCTGGTTTTGTAGAAAATAATAATACATCACAGACTCCTGTAATGCAGAGGATCAGGGATTCCGTAAGGAAACTTAGTACCTTTGGTATGAAGTACGATGACATGGTCATTCGTAATTCACAAGCAGTTGGTGTTACAGAGGCAGCTTTCTTAAATAAGAATAAATCTAATGTCGAGGACGAGAGCATGTTATGGACTCTTGCCAAGCAGGATATATCATCCCGACAATTTATAGGGTACTTTGATAAGGACTACAAAGGGAAAAGAGATTTTCTTAGAAAATTTTCACTTAATCCCGAGATAGAATGGGTTTTAGATACCGTTTGTGACGAGGCTATTTCTTATGATTCATCAAACTTTTTTGCTTACCCTGATTTTATAGATCTTAGCGATATTAACGATAAGCTTAAGGATGATTTATATAACACATATAAGACATTATATGACACGTGGGGATTTTCTGATGATATTACCGCATGGCAATATTTTAGACAATTTATAATAGACGGATTTTTAGCATTCGAGATAATCTACGACGATAAGGGACAGAATATAATAGGATTCAAGGAGCTTGATGCTATTACACTTATTCCTAGCGTCGAGAAACAGATAGATGGTAGCTTCATGAGTACATGGACACAATACCCGCAGGATCCTAAAAAGAAAAGAGTACTTTACGAACCTCAGATCATTTACATCTCCTATGCTAAGGGTAATTCAATTTCAAGGATAAGTTACATTGAGAGATTGATAAGACCGTATAACATCCTTAGAATAATGGAATACACCAGAGTTATCTGGTCTGTTATGAATGCTTCATTTAAGCTTAAGATGACAGTTCCTATCGGATCTAAATCTCAACAAAAAGGTATGCAGACTCTAGGGGAGTTAATGAGTATCTATAAGGAGGACATTGAGCTTAATGATGAAAGCGGTGAATTAACAATAGACGGAAGGCCTAAGATTCAGTTCTATAAGAATTATTTAATGCCATCAGGTGTAAATGGAACACCTACTATAGAACCAATAACAACCGATGGGCCTAATCTAAATGATCCGCAACCTCTAGCTTATTTCTTCGATAAATTTATACTGGAATCTAAAGTTCCACCATCAAGATTCCATAATCCTGACGGAGGTAGCACATCTCCATATTCGAATGGTGCTGAAGGATTAGATAAAGAGGAAATAAGATTCTCCAAATTTATATCCAGATTAAGATCAGTTTTCCAGGAGATAATGATTAAACCTCTTTGGATACAAATGGCAAAGAAATATCCTAAATTGGAAGACGACTTTATGTTTAAGAGTCAATTAGGATTAGACTATTTTTCTGATAATCCATTTAAGCTTAATCAGGAAATGGATATGATGAATAAGAGGAAGGAAGGTATATCAGCGATGGGTGGATTACTTGGCGACGAGGAAAAACCATATTTTTCTAATGCTTTTCTTATAGAGACATTCCTTGGTATGTCTAAGCAGGACATAGATGCTAATAAAGAAGCCCTCGAAAGAAAGGCAAAGGAGAAGAAAAAGGAAGAGGAAAAAGGCAAAGAAGGTGGAGAGAAAAAAGAGGGTGAAGAAGCACCCGAAGTAACACTATAATAAGATGGCAGGATTTTTAGATTTTTTAAAACCGAATCAATCTGCACTAGGTAATATATTAAAAAACCTAGGCAACATATCAAAATTTGGCATGCAGTATGATGATATGGTTGTGAGAAACTCGCAGGCCATTGGTAAGACGGAGGGATTTTTCTATAATCAGGACGGAAATGGATTTACCGAGAATGATGCGTTTTATTGGACAGCTTCATATCAGGACACAAAGGTAAGAAAATATATTGCTTATTTTGATAGAGATTATATTGATAAAAGAAACTATCTAAGAAAGTTTTCTCTAAACGGTGAGATTGAATTTATACTCGATACCATTACTGATGAGGCGATTACTTACGATGATAGAAACTATTTTGCGCAGCCTTCATTTATAAACATAGATCTTAAAGATAAGATTAAGGATAAGATGGCTTCTCATTATAATAGACTTTATAATGTTTTTGGATTTCAGAATACAGTATTAGGTTGGCAATACTTCAGACAATTCCTAATAGATGGATTTCTTGCATTTGAATTAATCTATGACAATAAGGGTAAGGAAATTATAGGATTTAAAGAATTGGATCCAGCATCTCTGCAGCCTGTCGTTGAAAAGGTTGGTGAAAATGAACACAGACAGTTTTGGATACAATATCCGAAGAATCCACAAATGACAAGAAAGCTTACCAATGAGCAGGTTATCTACATATCATATGCTAAGGGTAATAGCATATCTAGGGTTAGTTATATTGAAAGATTAGTAAGATCGTATAATATATTAAGGATAATGGAGAACTCCAGAGTGATCTGGAATGTTATGAATGCATCCTATAGATTAAAATTCATTATACCTATTGGAACGCAGTCCCCACAAAAGGCAATGCAGACTCTTGGTCAATTAATGGCAAACTATAAGGAGGATATAAATATTAACGATTCTTCAGGTGAATTAACAGTAAATGGTAGACCAAAGGTTCAATTCTACAAGAATTATTTATTTCCTGAAAAAGATGGGGTGTCTCCGGAAATATCATCGCTTAATTCAAGTGGTCCTGATTTCAATGTAATGGAGAATGTTCTATATTTCTTCAATAAGTTAAAAATGGATTCAAAAATACCATACGCTAGATTTGCATCAAAAAGTGGAACCCCCGCGACATACCAAATAAGTATAGATCAGTTAGAAAGAGACGAGATTAGATTTGAAAAGTTTCTAAGAAGATTAAGATCCATATTTCAGGAACTTCTTGTAAAACCACTTTATATTCAGATGTGTTTAGACAATCCTGAATTATCAAGGGACAAGAGTTTTAAAGCCAATATAGGACTTAACTATAACAGGGATAGTGAATTCGAGGAAATGGTTGAGATGTCCGGATATGCTAAGAGAAGTGAATTTATTAAGGGACTAGAAGAACTAAAGGTAAAGGCTGGTGAGGAAGACAAACCTTACTTCGATCCGGATTTCCTAATTCAGAGATTTCTTGGACTTAATCCTGACCAGATTAAAATGAATGATAAGTATAAGGAAAAAGAAGCTAAGGCAGCTGCACCAGCAGAAGGGGAAGCTGCTGCACCAGCGGAAGGAGAAGCTGCACCGGCAGAGGGTGAAGAAAAAGCACCTGAGGTAACACTATAATTATAAATCTTTTAAATTCCAGAATCGGATGGGATTAAATATACAGCAGGAATTTTTAAAATCAAAAATACTAGTAATCGGTGACATAATGCTGGATCATTATGTTATTGGAACGGTTTCCCGTATTTCACCGGAATCCCCAGTTCCTGTATTATTAAAGGAGTCTGAGCATTACTATTTAGGAGGAGCGGGGAATGTATTTTCTAATGTTCATAGTCTTGGTGGACACAGCGATATATTATCTGTTATAGGTGATGATGCTTCTGGAGATATTGTAATGGAGAGTGTTAATTCAAAATCAGATTTAAGTATCCTGCTGAAGTCTTCTTCTAGAAAAACAACATGCAAATCAAGATATATCTGTAATTCACATCAGCTTCTCAGAGTTGATGATGAAACATGCGATAATATAGATCTTGCTACTTCCGATTCTTTTATTAAAAAATATAGATCAATTATTGATCTATATGATTGTGTGATAATAGAGGATTATAACAAAGGACTATTAACGCCTGATGTAATAAAGCAATCAATATCAATAGCAAAATCCAGAAATAAGATGGTTATAGTGGATCCTAAGATCAAGAACATCGGATATTATTCAGGATGCACATATCTCAAACCAAATTTTTCAGAGTTCTGCCTAATGGTTGATGAAAAATTGGAGATATCAAATATCAGCCATATAGTCAATAAAGCAAGAGAAGTATTAACTACCATGTCAATTGAAGGAATACTAATAACCCTATCAGATAAGGGTATTTTGTATGTTGATTCTACCACTCATCATCATAGTCTAGGTTACCCGATTAATGTTTCTGATGTCTCCGGAGCTGGAGATACAGTAACTGCAATGTTTGCGCTTGCAACATGCACGGGGCTAGATATAGAAAATTCACTAGCTCTCTGTAACATAGCAGGATCTATAGCGTGCTCACGGACAGGAGCAGTATCTGTTAACATCTCAGATGTCATAAAAAACCAATATTTTAAATTCAGATAGGGTATTATTTTTTTAAAACGGATTAGTTTATTATATTTGTGAAAAATAAACTACCATGATAGAAGAATTAAGACTATTTAAAAGACTTGAACATCTTACCGGCGAAGGATCGCAGAAAGCAAAACAATTATTAATTAAGGAAAACCTTACTGAAAGATTTTCCTATATGCTCGATGTCTGTTACAATCCATTTGTTACAACTAAGCTTCATAGGATATTATTTAATGAATATCTCGATGACAATAATCATAACCATTGGGAGGATTTCGTAAAGCTAGTAGAGGAGCTTAAAAAGGCACCTGCGGCAAATGATTTACTAAGGGGAAGAGCCAATACTTTAATATCACAAAAAATCTCAGATGATCCGGCTGAGGATATGGAATTAAGGAATATTCTCATGAAGATCCTCACAAAGAGAATGAATATAGGCATAGGTGCTAAGCTTATCAATAAAGCTGTTTCAAGGGATCTTATTCCCGATCCGTCCTTAATGCTAGCTACCGATGATCATTCAACCATTGATAAATGGGGTAAGATATATTGTGAGGAAAAGTACGATGGTGTTAGAGTTATAGCACTATATAAGAATGGCGAATTCTCATACTTTACTCGTGCATTTAATGAATTGGATGCAACATGTTTTCCTAAAATAACATTTGACCTCAAAACTTGCATTATAAACAGTGGATTGCACGGAGATTGGTTTTTTGATGGGGAATTAACAGATTTGAATAGAAAATCTGTTAGCGGTAAGGTCACACAGATTTTAAGAGGAACTGTTGATTCATCAATTGAATCTGGCTTGCTATTCAATGTTTTTGATTTTGAGGAGGCATCCAGTCTGGAAAGAGGATCGGGAGTTATTGATTATTCGACAAGAAGATCAACGTTAGAAACAATAATGAAATACATCGGCGATGATTCGCCAGTAAAGCTTGCCCAAATGTGGGAGCTTTCTGATCCTAGTGAGGTAACTGAAATTTATAAAAGAATTGTTGATATTGGAGGGGAGGGAGTAATTTGTAAGGACAATGGGATATACGAGTGTAAAAGATCCAAATCATGGGTAAAATTTAAGGAGGTTAGCGATTGTGATTTAGAGATAACTGGTTGGTATCCTGGAGAGGGAAAGAGAGAAGGGTTCATTGGCGGATTTATTCTTACAGATAAATCAAAAACACTTAATGTTAGAGTTGGAGCAGGGTTTACCGACAATGATTTAAAAACACTTAGCGCTGATGCAGATTCACACATAGGAAAAATAGCTGCAATACAGTATAATGTTACGATAACTGATAAGCACGGTAATCGATCACTATTTCTTCCTCGATTCATAGAGATAAGAAATGATAAGGATTCTGCTGACGATTTTTCGGCAAAGTTTTAAGAAACAAGATTTAAAATAGCAACTAAAAAGACTATGATACAAGAATTATTAACAGAGAAACTTAGGCCGAAAGAACTACGACACATGATTCTTCCGAAAAGAATATCAAACATATTCGAAAATGGATTAAATCAGAATGTTCTTTTAAGTGGTCCTCCTGGATGTGGAAAGACCACATTGGCTAAAATATTAGCATCCCCATATCCTCATATTTTCATCAACGGATCCGATGAGAGTTCGGTTGATACGATTAGGGTGAAGATAAATGACTTTTGTTCGACAATTTCTGTGATGGACGGGAAATCATCCAAAAAGGTTGTTATCCTTGATGAGTTTGATGGTGTATCTGATCAATTCCATAAAGCACTAAGAGGAACGATTGAAAAGTTTGCTAGCAATACTAGATTTATTGCAACGTGTAACTACATCAATAAAGTTCCCGATGCTATCCAGAGTAGATTTGAGGTAATCGATTTCAATCCGGTTAGCATCGAGGAGGAGGATTTATTAAAAGGTGAATGGAATAAGAGAGTGACATTAATACTTAGCAAGCTGGGTATTCAGATTGATGAGACATCTCTTTCTGAGTTTCAGAGAAACTATTACCCCGACTTTAGATCTGCATTGAACCGAATCCAAACTTGGAGTATAGAGGGAATAAAAGTAATCGATGCAAACAAGATTAATGAATTTGGGTGGTCGTATGAGGAATTATATAATCTTATAGTTACATCGAAGGATCCAGTAAAAAATTATCAGAGTATAGTCAGCGAATACCAGGGAAAGGTTGATGAGGTAATGTCAGCCTTGGGCAGCGAATTTATAAACTGGATAATTGACAATAAACCGGAGCTAAGAAAGATAATTCCGGGAGCTATAGTTTTAGTTGCGGATCACCAGTCTCAGAGAAATCAGGTTATTGATCCGATGGTATCCCTATTGTCATTAATATTCCAGATACAAAAACTGGTCGATTAATGGAAAATAATAAGAGAATAATACTAGTAGGTAAGGGCGGATCTGGTAAAGATTATGCTAGAAAACTATTAGAGGATGCAGGATTCAGATATTGTGTCTCACATACAACAAGACCTCCAAGGGAGGGAGAGATTAATGGTAAGGACTATTATTTCATAAGCAAAGATGCTGCTGCCCATCAATTTGCAGCAAAGGATCTTTTCTATGAGTATGTGATATTCAATGGATGGGTATATGGAACTACAAAGGACGAGTTTGCAAAATCAAACCTATTTATAATGACACCATCCGGCATATCGAAGATTAAGTCATCGGATAGAGTAGAATCATTTATAGTATATTTTGATATTGATGAATTAACCAGAAGAAATAGACTTCTATCCAGAAGGGATGCAGACAATGTCGAAAGAAGAATAGAAGCTGATGAGAAAGACTTCGAAAACTTTAACGATTTTGATCATAGAATAGATGACCCTAATTTTGGTATGAATGATATTAATATTAGGAATTTTAAAATAATAACATTAGAACATTAAGAGATATGATCAATATTTTAATAGACGGTAACTATATTTTTCACAAAACTTTCGGAATTTTTGGTGGGTATGGTAATATAGATCCCGGTAAAGTTCTAAAGGATAAGAGCGAACAGAGTGCTTTCATAAGAAAGGTATCAACCGATCTTTGTTCATCATTAAAGATGATCCCACAGGGAGGAAGATTAGTATTCACCGCAGATAGTAGAAGCTGGAGAAAGGATGTAGAAATAGAAGATGGCGGATATAAATCGGGAAGGGTCAAGGATGAAAATGTTGACTGGTCTATATTCTTCGATCTTATGCAGGCATTTGGATCACATTTGGAAAAAATGGGATTTATATTTTCTAAAGTTGAAGGTGCAGAGGGTGATGATTTACTTATGTACTGGTCGGATTATTTTAATTCCAAGGATGAGAATTGTATTATTATAACGGGTGATAAGGATTTACACCAATTAGCAAAGGTGTCAACAGGTGCATGGACAGCTATATGGAATAATAATTCGAAGAAGAATATGATATCCGTTCCAAATGGTTGGAAAGAAACGTGGCTGGAAAAGAATGAATCTGTAAATATATTTAATATGGCTTCCACTATATCCCCCGAAAAGGAGAGGTTTAAAGACTTTTTGAAAAAGGTTCAAATAGAGGATATACAGAGTAAACCTTTTATATTTAATAAAATACTTATTGGTGATAAAGGTGATTCTGTTCCGAGCGTTTGGTCATATGAGCAAAATGGTAAGCCAGTAAACTTTACACAAAGAAAGGCGGATGTAGTTTATGGTGCATTTCTTGAATCCGAATGGTGTGATGAATCATTCACAACACTTATTAATTCCGCAGAGAGCGATGAATTTTTGAATTGGCTAAGCGGATTAGTTATCAGAACATCAAAAGGAGTTGATAGCACTGAAAATAGAAATAAGGTAAAATCAAATATACTGCGTAACTTTAAGCTAATGTGGCTTGATTCTTCAATGATACCTGAATTTGTTGCTAATGGATGTAATGACGAGATAATCAGGGGAATGTCAATGGAAAAAAAATCAGTATCATTGGACAGAATAAAGATTCTTGAAGGAACCGAATGGGTTACCGCTGGATATCAGCCTAAAGGATTTGATCCGTTTGAGAACTTTTTAAAATCATAGCAAATGCAACTATTTGATATAGTAAAAAATATATTTTCTACAAACAACAAAACGTGGAAATCTGTAGGAAAAATAGACAAATCCAGAAATTTCTTTATGATAAATCGGATAATGGCTATACAATTTCCCATGCAGGCTAATCAATTCAATAAATTAAAAATCTCTCCACCACCCGTAGTTGACTGGTGGAGAGATATCTTATCACATAGATTCAGCAAACCACCCACTTGGATCTACACAAAAACTAAAAAATCAGATAAGATCGATAAGGATGATTCGGTAAAGGATTATCCCGAGATAGAAAGGTTTATAAGGGAAAAATATAAAGTTACTAGCAGGGATCTTTCTCAGATAAAGAAATTTTATCCGGATAGATATCAAAAATGGATCATTGATGTCGGCGAGCAAGTTGGTATCCAAAAATAGAGATATATAGAAAGATGAGAAAAGAAAACAATAAACTTATAGATAAGGTGATTAGCAGTTTAGACTGGGACTCTATTTACGAGGTCAATAAATGCTTCAAGCATGGTGTTGGTGATGGTATTTCTGCAATACCAGGTCTCAAAAGAAAATCATTCTCCGATGGGATAACAAAGCTGGATATAAAAAATGAGTTAAAAAGCCTATTAAAATACGTTATAGATAATGATCTGAACGAGTTAATATATGGATATTGGATGATATTTTGGACTAATGCTCAATGGTCTGAAGAATACCTTAATCAGCTAAAGAATCAGATGGATGAGGAGGAGGGAGATGATATGGATAATATCATACTGGATTCCACACTAGAGGTAATATATTCACCACAAAGAATCTGTGCTATTGAAAATTCACTACTAAAGGATTCAAAGAGAGAAGAATCCGATGAGATTAAACTCGAGATGATGTTGAGAAAAGCATTAGAGAAGGAACAGTATGAACTAGCATCAAAAATAAGAGATGTTATAAAGTTGCAAAATAACAACGAGTAATCGGATACATACAGTAATGAAATATGTAAAATCTATAAACGAATTTGATTCCAATGCCTTTGGCGATAGCTATGGGTACGGAAGTGCTAATGGTGTATTTAAAATAAACTATAAACCATTTGCCGACCTTTCAGTTTCCGTTGGATCTGATCCTAATATGGAAAGAACTGTGAAAGGATCTGAATTCCAGCTGGGTGATGTTGTTATAGGACAGCCTCTTGATTCAAAAAGAAAGGTTATCGGTGTTATAGTTAGATCATTTAGAAATCCCGATAATAAAGCTTATAGATATTTTATACAAGTTTATAACAAGGGTAAAAAGACCGAAAGAGTAATTGAAATAAAATCAAATTCTATAGAATTTGCAGAAGGTGGAGATCACGGTAATACAGAAACTAAAGCAAGCGATAAAAACAATGCCGCTACAAGCTCTTCATTTAATTCTAAGACCGTATATAGTTCAAGCGAACTTGGTTTAGAAACTACCGGCGGATAATTTACCGGGAAACTAATTCGTATAAACAGGATACAAAGCATAAACGTATCCAATGATATCAGGCACCAATCAACCAAATATTTCTTATTTAGGACTTCCAAAAGGAAGTATAAATGGCGAGTTTAGAATATCATCATATTCAGATATACTTTCACTTATTTTGGATGTCTGCATAATAAATTCATCAATATCATCCAAGCTAATATTTTTAGATATAAATGAGCTTGATTTAAGTCCAGAATTTTTTATTGATACCATAGAGGAGGAGGATCCTGAGATTTCTTTGCGAATAAATGATATTAATGGATTAATAAATAAGAACGATCTCAGAATATGCTTTTTTATAGGCAAGGATTATTTCTTAGGAAGTCAGCTAGATCCAGTAAAAACAAATACCATAAGGCTCCTTAATATACTATCATCAATATTGGACCTTCTTGGAGTCAATTACCCATCAATTATAGTTAGAGTTGGTTCAGCTTATGGAAATAGAAGGAATACCATGAAGTCATTCTGTGATAGAGTACTATTGCTGGATAAAAGCACATCTGAAAAATTATGTGTAACAAATGATGAAAAACCAAGTCTATTTTCTATAACAGATCTTCTATCCGGCATTTATTACGAATCGGGAATACCATTATGCTTTAGATCGCTTCCTCATCAATTTAATGCTGGTGGACTTAGTATAAGGGAAGCCCTATTTTTAGCAAGCTCCACATGGAAAAGTGGAGAAAGACCATTCTTTATACATGGCGAATCCTCCGATATAGATGCACATGGTATTTCACTTTCACCGATACCCACCAATAAACTAACCAGAAGAATACCAACTTTTGGATTGGACTGCGATATAATCATAGATTCTCCGGGTAGGGAATTAACATACATAGATTACATTAAGAATCATAAATCTCTCCCACCTGTAGTAATAAACAAGATAAACAAGAAATAATTTTTTATTTCGGGTATTTGAATTATATTTGCAAAAAATAAAGCTATGTTTAAAAAGGAGGTTATACAGAAATTCCTATATTTCGATGTTGAGACTGCAGGAATTTATCCAACGCTATCAGAATTGGAATTGGGTAATACCAGGCTTTTCTTAATGTGGAAAAAAAGAGAAGATTATTATAGAGGAGCTTATCCCGTATTGTCTGAGGAGTCATCCGAAACTATATACAAACAGAAAGCCGGATTGGAACCTGAATTTTCAAGAGTGGTGTGTGTTTCATTTGGTACATTCGATGATGACGGTGAGCAGAAGTTTATATCATTCTCAGGAAGCGACGAGATTGATATACTCACCAAAACAAACAAAGTCCTTAATAATGCAATGGCAAAGAATTGGAAACTCTGCGGACATAATATTAAGGGATTTGATGTGCCATGCTTAGGTAAGAGAATGATCTACAATGGAATAAACCCTTCGGGTAATATACAAATATGGGATAAGAAGCCATGGGAAGTCCCATATATGGATACATCGGAGATCTTTGCGTTCGGAAGCTGGATTCAACAGAAGTATCTCAGTCTGGATCTACTCACGTGCTCGCTCGGGATAGATTCACCAAAAGGTGACTTGGACGGATCTAAAGTAAATGATACTTTTTGGATAGAGAAGGATTATGAAAAAATCTCCACGTATTGTGAAGCCGACGTAAGAGCTGTGATGCTAGTCATGGAAAAGATCTGCTTCTAGAATAAATATCACAAACACCAAATACATTAAAAGCTTTCCTGGATATATAAAGGAAAGCTTTTTCAGTGAACGAAGTATTACATTTTTCGGATTTTTTAAAAAATAAAGTGATTTCTCTTAACGAAAGAGAGATAAGTCCATTTTATCACGATGTACTAAATCCGGTATTTTGGACAAAAAAGAAGGATAGAAGCGGTGATGAAAAATGGGTATTTGACCAAAGGGTCAGAAGGAAGCTACTTAGAATAGCAAAAGAATTCTTTTCTAAATTTTCGGATGTACTTAAAGAAAAGAATATAGTTGATATCCAACTTACTGGATCACTATCAAATTTCAACTATACAGATTTCTCAGATCTTGATGTTCATATTATAGTTGATCTGAAGGGTATAGATGACGACAACCCACAAATTCTAAAACTTGCAATAGATGGAATAAGATTCGCATGGAACCTTAGACATGATATAGTTATCAGAGGATATGACGTGGAGTTATATGTTCAGAATGAAGATGAACCGTATACTGCATCAGCTCTATTTTCTTTGCTTAATAATGAATGGATTAAGAAACCCGTTTATGATCCACCAACGGTGGATGAAATGGACGTCGATAAAAAATATAACGGAATAGTATCAGATATAGAGAACCTACATTCGAGATTAATGATATCTGCGGATCTTCCTACAAATGCTAGACAACTATATAAGCGATGCGTTAAGCTCAAGGACAAGATACAGAAGATGAGAAAGGAAGGTCTATCTAAGGGTGGAGAAATGTCCATTGGTAATCTTGCATTTAAAAAGCTAAGAAATGAGGGATATATAGAAAAATTAATTGATATTATATCAAAGTCATATGATAAGATTTACACGGAAAAATAAGTTAAATAATGATTATATTATTACCAAAGGCTACAGAATATAAGATAGGGGAGGATTTCCCGTTTCTTACGATACCATTAGGAATGGAAGGTGCGGAAAGCGCGTCATTCGAGGATTTTCAGTGGTGGGCGGAATCATCAAAATTTCAGAATTGGCTAAAAGCTAATCCCAGAGAATGGGTGGCTGATTCGGAGGATTTTACAAAGTATGGTAGTGTAGAACAATATCTACTTGAATGCTACGGATATCAAATAGACAATATAAATGATATTGATGTTATCATCAATGAAAAAAACAAGGTCGTTTCATTTTCCGAGTTTTCTAAATTAAATGAGGAGGAGCCTGCTAAGGCCGCTGCTGGTAACGATGCTGAACAAAGGGAAGCTATTAAATTTCACTTTGCATACAATAAATTAAGATCTGAGGGTAAACTTGATGAGACTCTAACCGCTAGTGAAATACCTGCTGGATCTGATAAGGCTATATTTATTTGTGGTGAGGACCCTTCCACGGGAGAAAATATACTAGAAACATTAAAAGCACTTAGAGCTACTGGATTTGGTAAGCAATCATCTCAATCAAAAATAGCGCTTGTTAAAATATCTGAAATGGTTCCAGGCGGACCTATTGGTGACGATGAGACTACTGAGACTTTAACTCAAAGGATAGTTCAGGATGCTACTATACTTGCTGCAATGGGTGGAGCTGGTGTAGTTCTATATGGTACACTTAAGTATGCAGGTGGAGCATTTGTTGGAAGAAAGCTATTAAAATCGATATCAGGATTTAGTCCTGCAGCTAGAGCAGCAGCAGAGGGTGCTAGATTAATTAAGACTGCAGAAACAGCTACAAAAGTAGCAGCGGAAGCTACAAAATTGGCTAAGACAGCTACAGAAATAGCGGAAGCAGCTAGATTAACTAGACTTGCTAAGGATGCAACACAAGCAGCAGAAGCAGCAAAATTAGTAGCTGACGCTGAAAAGGCAGCTAAATGGACAACCAAGTTTAAATCTGGTAGCACATCAACTATTAAAAGTCTATGGAGTGGTGCAAAGGATATTGCACTACTTAAAAATACGAGAATCATTGGATCAGCTATAGTAAGAGGCGTAAGAGGAGCAAAAGCAGCATACACATTAGGTAAAGTCGGTGTCGGTGGAGCTTTAAAAGCATTTGGTAAAGGCCTTAGTAAAGGTACTACACAGGGTGGTGCTAAAATTATACCTTTTGTTGGTGAAGTACTTATGGTTATTGATGCTGTCGGTTCTACATGGAATTGGTATAGCAGCAAGCAGGCTCCTAGATTTGGTGAGGTGGAATCGTTTGCTCATAATGAGATGGATCCTAAGAAAATTCCTATTGGAATACCTATTACTGTGTGTTGGTCTCAGCCAGCAGGAGGTGGATGGGGAACTGCAGTAAGCTTCCTATTTAGTAACGAAACTAGAACAACAGCGGAGATCATAAAAATCGCAGATAAGGGTAGCTCTTCAATATTCATTGTAACTCAGATCAATGCTAAAGCAATGCAGACCCAGCTTGCTGAACATGACTTAATTCTAATGTCTTTGGACAATAATGATATTGTAAATGACCAGGATGGGTTTTTAAATACACTTGCAAGAATAGTAGATAATGAGGATCTTGATTTTAAAATATCATATGTTGATGGTATTGATAAAATAGCAACACTGTTTAATTTTCAAGGAATGTGTGACTGGAGCGTATTTGAAACGGAATTACAAAATGCTTCGGATCAGCTTATAGTTTCTGATACCAGTGCTCCTGAAACATACGAATTCTATTACGCCAACAAGGACAATGACATAGTAAACGTATCAGGAAAATTGCTGACAGACGAGGAATTGAGATCAACAAATCCAACAGATTTGCAAAACATATTTTATGCAGATGAAAGCAACGAGCCATTTGGAAGGGAGGATAAGGATGAAAAAGTTAAAGAGTCAGAGTATGTTAAATACAATACAATATTAAATGAATCGGAGGTTATAACCAGCATATCTGAATTTACTAATAGATCAATGGGTTTATTTGAGGATAAAGCGGATCCTAAGGATGTATCAGGAGCAATAACATTGACTCACGAGGAAAATTCAACCCCGGCATCGGTTGCAATATATTTAGTAACAGATAAGGAGTATGCAAATCCGGATCTTAGAAAATATAGAAATGGTCTATTCACAAACTTCACAATCGATCCTAAAGATTATGGAGCTAAAAAGGATCAACCTATATCGGTTGAAGTTAATACAGTTAGGGAAGAAATTGGGTCTCCTAAGAGAGGTGTTTATGTGTTTACTAAACCTGAACCTAAAAAAGAGGAAGAGAAAGTGGTTGTAGTAGTTAATCCTATAACTGATGAAGATAAGGACAAAGACAAAGATAAAGAAAAGGATAAAGAAAAGAATAAAGTTAGCGACGATTATTACATCAAGGTTGATCCAAAGGACGTTCAGGTAAAAGATAGAAGAAGCTCTACTATTATTAGAGATAATTCAGTTGTTGGAGGTGTAAATCTTATTGATAAATTCTTAACAGACAAGGAGAAAGAAATACTGGGTATCCAGAACTGGAAGGCTATAACATTCGCAAAAGCCCTTCAGGATAATAGAGGTGATGTAATAGAGGTTAAGCTTAAAAATAGATTTGCATCATTCGGGGATAAAACTAGAAGGTATAGAATTACTGATGGTGAAGCATTTCAAATAGCTAAAAATTTCTCCGGGGAAGTGGAGGATAGAATAAAATATGAATAATACCAAAAAAGATTAAAAAATATCGATATCTCTATCGATATATAAGAAATATAAAAAGAAGATATAAAAATGCCGACAACTCAAAAATTGAACGAAGATTTGGTCTTTATTCTCGAAAGACAGGAAAATATATTGGAGTCAAAGAAAACTGATTCTGATGATTACATCTTGGAAGGAACTGCTGCTGTTTTCGGAAAAGAGAACAACAACAACAGAATTTACGAGGAAGCAGAATACCTTCCGCACCTAAACTATCTTAAAGAAAAAATAGCTCAAAAAAGATTGGTTGGTGAACTGGATCACCCTGAGAAATTCGACGTTTCTCTTAAGAACATTTCACACATAATCACCGATCTTAACCATGATAAGGGAAGCAGAGAGATTAAAATAAAAGTTAGACTTTTAGACACACCAACAGGACAGATTGCTAAAAAACTTGTAGATGCAGGCGTTCCTCTTTCCATTTCATCAAGAGCTGCTGGTTCAGTTGGTAACGATAAAAAAGTTCAAATTAAAAAAATATTCACTTATGATTTAGTTGCAGATCCTGGATTTCAGGACGCACAGCTAGAAAGAGTGTATGAAAGCGCTGGATATACATTTCAGGAATTCTTTCAATTAAGAGATAATAGCTTTCTAAATGATCTAGTTTGTATGAATGAATCATTCGGACTAAAAAATGAATCTTCAACAAAGATATATAAAGTTGAAAATAACGATGAATTTAATAAACTCGTATTACAATCAGATAAAAATAAGACAATCCTCATGGAGAATAATGAATTTGTTACTGCAGAAGAACTTAACCAGTATTCGATTTTCTTGAAAAAAGAAATGGATACGATGAAGTCCATGATAGCAGGAATTAAAGAACACAAAGAAACACTAAGCGAATCAGCTGAAGACTCAAAAACAGCAGATTTAGAAGAAAGAGTAGCAAAACTTGAAAAGTACTCTGAGTACTTGGCAGAGAATTTGGACAATGCTATTAAGTACGGTGAGTACTTAGCAGAGAATCTAGATTCTAGTATTAGCTATAGCAAATATTTAGCTGAGAATTTGGATAAGAACATTTCTTATTCTAAATACATTGCTGAAAATGTTGACAAGTCAATCTCTTATTCCGAGTATGTTGCTGAAAGCGTAGACAAGTCTATCGAATATTCTAAATATCTTGCTGAGAAAGTAGATCAGAATATTCAATATTCAGAATACCTAGCAGAAAATGTTGACAAAGGTATTGCTTATAGCGAATATCTTGGTGAAAACCTAGATAAAGGTATTGCTTATACTGAGTACGTTGCAGAAAAACTAAACGACGGAATAGAATATTCAGAATATCTTGGAGAAAATCTTAACAAGTCTATTGAATTCTCAGATTATTTAGCAGAGAATGTTAATAGAGGATTAAATTACTCTGAATACTTAGCAGAAAAAATAAAGAGATCTATTTCTTACAGTGAGTACATTGCAGAAAACCTTAACACGGAAAAAACGGGTACTACAGAATCTCTAAGAGAAAGTTTAGACCTTTCAGCACAAGCAGGATTAAACGAATCTGGATTTGCTGGAGACTATAACGGTCTTACAAATAAAATTGACAGTTTGATAGAATCAGTTAAAACACAAAAGACTGAATCATCTGTAAATAAAGCTTCAAAATTAACGGAAGCAGCCAACACTCAAAAGGCAGAACAAGTTCTTAATGAGAACGAAAACAAAACAGGTATCAAGTTTATCGATGAGATGCCAGAAGAATATGCTCCGGTTTGGGAGTCGCTTAATGAAGGCCATAAGCAATCAATTATTGCTCAAGGAAGCTTCTATAACTTAGACACAACTTACCAGATCAGAAATTTCTGGTCAACACGTCAACTTGGAACTAAAACTGTTGGAGTTCAAAAATTGGACGAGAATGAGAATACCGCTCAACAATCTACACAGGCTTATTCAAATGATTATATGAATTACATAGCTTCAGCTTTAGAGCAAAAATTCTCAAGAAGATAAAAACAAATAAAAAAAACAACTAATATCATGAAATTGATTAACGAACAAGAAATCTATGATACCTGGTCTCCGATTATCGAGAGCAAAGCAGGAATCACTGATTCAAACAAAAAAGAGTGGTTGACTAAATATTGTCACTATCACTCATTAAACGAGTCTGCCGGAGCATATAACTCATTAGGAGTTGTTAACGGTATGGGCGCAGTTTCTCCCCCATTATTCCCAGGAATGAGTTCATTTACGGGTAATGCTAATGCAGGTTTTTATAACGCAGCAAACAGCGGATCTGGAGATAAATTCCCTTCATTATTACCTCTAGCAATTCAGGTTGCTGCTAAAACAATCGGTTTTGATATCGTTCCAGTTATTCCTATGTCAGGTCCTACAGGTATCTTATCTTACTTAGATTACGTATACGCAGGTGGTAAAACTTCAGGTGCTACTTCAGCTACAGCTGGTGACAGTTTAGCTAAAGCTCCTGCAATGATTAAATTCCCAGTTTATCAAAGTGCTGCAGGAACTGGTGTTACTGGTGCTACTGCAGGTACATTTACTGTTGGTACTTCTTACACAGTTACTAATGCTGGTGTTTTAACTTTGCTCTTTGTCGGTCTTTCAAGAATTGATGGTTTCCCAATCTTTGAAATCACAAACATTACTGACGGTTATAATGTAGCTCGTATCATTAACGGAACAGCTGCACAAGTAGGTTCTACTGGATTCTACACTGGTGCTTCTTCAGTTAATTTTTCAGCTCAATTGGTTAAAGCTTTAGAAGATCATATTCAAGGTTTCTCTGGTGCTGGTTTCAATGACACGAATGATTGGCAAGGTCCTTACGTAGATGGTACTAAAACTTACAACCCTATGTTAAGAGGAGTTGGAGAATCTACTTACTACAACTCAATGGGTCTTTCGACTTTCACTAAGTTCGTAGAAGCTGAAACTTTCCAAGTTGCTGCTTCAGTTACAACTGAGCAAATCCAAGATCTTAACAAACAATTCGGTATCGACGTTATTTCAATGATCGAGAACGCATTGGTTAATGAGGTTTCTCAAGCTATCAACAAGCACATACTTTCAAGAGCATTCGCTTTAGGTTGGTCTAATCACACAACATTCAGCAACGTAGAAAACCAAAACTTGAACTTGAACTTAATAATTAATGGTAGTGCTGGTACTACAACATCTTATATTAACAAATCTGACAGTAATGTCTCTATGCAATTACCTGCAGGTCCTGCTTCAACTAGCTATGAGAACTTATCAACTCTACAAAGAAGATTGTTCTCTAGAATTCTTGCAGCTGGTAACGTAGTAGCTAACAGAGGTAGAAGAGGTCCAGCTAACTTCATCGTAACAAACGCTGCAGTTGCAAGTGCACTTCAAGATATCTCTCAGTTCACTTTCGCTCCATTCTCTAACACTTTAACTCAAAATAACGGTACTTTATACCCTGTAGGTTCTCTTGCTGGTATGACAGTTTATGTGGATCAGAATATGAGCTACAGCGATACAAGAGTATTAGTTGGAAGAAAAGGTGGTGATGACGAACCAGGACTTAAATTCATGCCTTACATGATGGCAGAGTCTATCCAAACTATCAGTGAGGGTACGATGAGTCCAAAAATAGCAGTAAAATCTAGATATGCTTTAGTTGAAGCTGGTATGTTACCTGAAACTATGTACTTAACATTCTTTGTTAACGTACCTACTGGTGGTTTAGCATAAGCGTAATTCAACTTTAGATTTTAATTAATTTACTGTAAATAATAAAGCTCCAGTGAAACCTGGAGCTTTTTTTGATGTATGATATATACAATAAAAGATATATTTGGACACATGGAGCATTCTAACGAATTACAATTACTGATTACTACCTTAATAACTTGCAGGGACACTGGAAGAAGTTCAACTGGGGAGTTTACTAGAATGAGAGGAAATATTACTCTCCTATCCGAAATTAATATACTTACTGAATATCTTGATTATTTATATGATAATATAGAATTGGGTCAGAGATTATATCATCTCAGAGAAGGTATTTGTGATATTCAGTATTGTGGATGCTGCAAATCTGAGGGTCGTAGCATTGGTAGAAAATTCCACAGACTGAGCACGGGATATTTTGCAACCTGTGGTTCTAATGAATGCAAAAAGAAAACTAAAGTCGAATCATTTAAGACAACAATAGAAGAAAAATACGGGGGAAATTATTTCGGAGAAGGTTCTATAGCTAGGGAAAAATATAAATCCACAATGCTAGAAAAATATGGTGTTGAACATAATTGGAAACCTGGTGAATTAAGAGATGTTGGCGAAACAACAATGCTTGATAGGTATGGGGTTAAGCATGCATTATCCGATCCTGAAATGGTTAAAAAAAGAAATGCAACGTGTATTAAACGACATAATACGGTGGATTTTTTAAACTCCATAAAATCAAAAGAAACAACATTAGCTAGATATGGAGTAAATAATGCTATGCAAAATAGTGAAGTTGCTAAGAAAGTTTCGGTGTCGTCATCAATAACAAAACAAAAGATGTTATCAGATAAGCTAGCTCCTTTTAATATAAATCTTATTGATTATAATTCTATTAGATCTAAATTTTTATGTAACAAATGTTCAACATTATTCGACAATCATCCAGTTACCATAAATCATAAGATTAGAATAGCATCCGATCCCTGCACTAAATGTAATCCACCAAGTCTCACCTCATCGATGTCGGAGAATGAATTTTCAGATTTTATTAGCAGCATATATTCTGGACCTATTAAAAAAAATGATAGAAATCTTTTTAAGACAAATCCAAGGTTTTCTGAAGTCGATGTATATTTGCCTGAATTAGGAATAGCTTTTGAATATAACGGTTTATACTGGCATTCTGAAATGTATAAATCCCCGACATACCATATAGAGAAAACGCAGCATCTATTAGGCAATGGCATAAAATTATTCCATGTTTGGGAGGATGATTGGTTATATAAAAAAAATATAGTAAAATCTATGGTTTCTTCAATTCTTGGAAATTCCATTAGAATATATGCAAGAAAATGTAAAATTAATTATGTTACTTCTGCAGAGTATGTTAAATTTTCTAAGGAAAATCATTTAAAAGGTTATTCGACTGCAAGTAAAGTAATAGGTCTATATTATAATAATGAATTAATTTCATTAATGAGCTTTTCAAAGACACGTAAATTGATAGATTCAGGCAATAGCATATATGAATATGAATTAATAAGAAGCTGCACAAAAATGAATTATTCTGTTATTGGTGGGGCCTCCAAACTTTTTAATTTTTTTGTTAATAACATAGGTAAATCACTGGTAACTTATTGCGATGTATCATTTTCACCAGATTTAATGGGTACTGTTTATAATAAATGTGGCATGAAATATTTGAAGCTAACTAGCCCGGGATATTATTGGGTAATAGACGGAAAGAGATCAAATAGATTAAACTGGACAAAACAAAAATTGGTTGATGCTGGTTATTCACCAGAGAAAACTGCGGATCAGATTATGTCAGAACTTGGTGCTTATAAAATATGGGACTGCGGAAATCATAAATTTTCTATGATATTTAATGAAAAAATATAAATATCAAAAAAATAAAATACAGGTTCTGGTGGATGGTCATAAATACTAATATTTCCTTTTAAATTAAAGTTCAAGTTTATCTAGGACTTTTTTTTTTGTTTGACGATATATAGATAGTAAAA